TTCTTCCGGTACACGTTTGAATTAATAAGGAAACATAAATGCGCCCACTAAGACTTAAAGCATCTGGAACTCCGATTACTTCTAGTAATTTTCAGGGTATCCAAGAGATGACCGACGCAGAGATACAGCAATATCTCTCTTATGTTATTACTAACAAATATGCAGATGACTGGGATGGAACACTTACCGGTGACCTGAACATGGATACTGCAAATGCTCTTAGTGGTTCTGCTATAGGCACTTTTACTGATACAACTAGAGATGATGCTATTGGTACTCACCCAACAGCAGGCACAACAACAGATACTACTTATTACTTTAAACAAATAACCTCAGCAGCTTCAGAAAGTATTACTAATCGTCCTCTTGGCTGGGAAACATCCGGAGATGTCGGTTTTAATGAATTCACGGACGCTGAGCTAGACACTGATATACTTGATAAAGTTATTAATGATATGGTTTCTGAATCAGACTACACGGTAGGTCAATTTCATCTAGCTGCTTCTTCACCTACTGGTGGTACTTGGACTTCTCGTTACACTATTACAGATACAGTGTTGAGTGGTAACAACACTACTTACTTGTGGCAAAAGACTGCTCCCACATCCTCTGCAAATAGTGACCTTTCTTCTATCACATATGATAGCGGAATGAAGCAAATGACAGCGGCACAAGTAGAGCAAATGGTTCCTAACTTTAGAAATAGAATCGTTGAAGATTATGGCACAACTCCTGGTGTAGGTTGTTATCTTGTACAGTCGAGCACTCCATCAGAAACAGGCACTTGGACTCAGATGGGAGATGTTGCTGGATTCTCAGATACTAGACAAGAAGTAGATTCATCTACATATGCAGGTTCTTATACTGGTGCATTCACCGGTGCCTATAACCAAGCTTTTAGTGGTGAATATACAGGTGCTAAGACATACACTGGTTCATATACAGGATCATTTTCTGGTGATTACACTGGCAACTACGTAGGAACTTCAGCATATTCAGGTAACTATGCAGGCGACTACGTTTTATATTACTCTGGTTATGTCGGCGGAACCTTTACAGGATACTACACTGGTTTCTATACTGGTGCTAAAACTTACACTGGTTATTACACTGGTGCTTATGACCGAGCGTTTTCCGGTGACTATGTAGGTACTTCAAACTACTCAGGTTCATACACTGGTTATTTTAGTGGTTCATATTCTAGTGATTTTAGCGGAACATATGCTGGCGACACTGTTAAGGCTAGCACTGAAACCGTGAGCACCATCAAACTTTGGTTGAGAACTGCTTGACAAACTGACTATATAGTATTACAATATAGTTTTTAATTATGGAGAAATATTATGGCAGAAGCATCTGTTTCCGCAGACATACCTAAAAAACAATATAAAAATCCCTATTGGTCTAATAGAGAAAACCGCCATCTAATTGTTACGATTGTTCAGCCTAACGGTAAAGAGCAAATAGCCTCTATACATGATAAAGAAGGCACCAACCCTGATATGAAAGCAGTGTTGGAACAGTATACTGAAGAACAAATTGATGACAATACAAATCAAGCACTTGAAAGAAGAAATAATAATATTAAGAAAAGTGCTGAGAGACGCGAATCTCAAAAAGCAAGGGCTAAACAAGAAGCGTTATTCAATGCTAAACTAGAAGCCTTTGAAATTGATAGTATTAAGAATTCAAAAAACACACAACTCAAAAGATTGATACGTAAGTCTAAAAGTATTATGGAAGTCCAGGCTTATACTACTATTTTGTTGATGAAGGATCTTGAAAGTGCCGAAGAAGAAAACTAAAGGGTTTTTAATTGTTGCTTCAAAACAAAAAGGATTTTATCGACACGCTAAACTATTAGCAGAATCAATCAGAGACTTTTGGCCTGAAGCCAACATTACATTTTTCACACACGAACATTGGGTTCAGGCTGAGGACTACACACTGTTCGATAATATAATAACTGAAGGAATACCTGACCACATCCGTGCTAAACTTTGGGCATTAAACAAAACCCCTTATGACATTACAGCATATCTTGATGCTGATATGATGTGTGAACATGAAGATATAAAAAATGTTTTTGACATTCTGCCTCGCAATAAGGATATTGTATTCACTAAAAACAGACCCTACAATTCTAAAATTACAAAAATTTCTAATACAGAAGAAATGACTTGTCATTGTGGATTCTTTGTCTATCGTAAAACTCCTGCTATGATGGATCTAATGGGAGCCTGGTGGACAGAATACGTAGCACAAAGAAAGCCAGGATACGACTTAGGAGATTATCCTAAAGATGTTGTAAAATGGGACACCTTTACTATGTGGAAACTTTTGACATATGGTGGGCATGATATTAAATGGGGATATGTAAAAGAGCCAGATGCTCGTTGGAACTTTGTCAATGGGTATCACTTTGAAGAATTACAAGGACAAGATGTAGTATTATATCATCACACAATTCCTAAGGATCAACTACAGTGAAGTGGATTGAAATTAATAACGAAGAAGTATTAGATATTCTGACAGAATATAGTGATTGGTTCTTTCAATCTGATCTTACTAAATTGACAGAGATTGCTCACAGTAGAGAACGTCATCAAAACATGACACTAGAACAAGCCTGTGGTGAAGAGTATTTAAAAGAAATAGTAGCTAAAGACGGCGCCCATATTGGTTTCCCAGAAAAAACATTGTCTGTTGATATAGGAACTTCAGAAGATGCTCCTAATGAACATAGAGAAAAAAGAGAAAAAATAGCAGAAGAACTGTGTGCCTATCTTGGCGCACGTAATCAAGCAGTAAATGTGTTTTATCCTGAAAGTGGTTTTATGGGTTGGCACAATAACTGGAATGCTCATGGGTATAACATACTATTGTCTTATTCTCCTACAGGCAATGGATTCTTTAGATACATGGATCCTATCACAAAAGAAATAGTTACTATGGAAGACAAGCCCGGTTGGACTTGTAAAGTAGGATACTATGGCAGAGGCAGAGAACCCGACAAAGTTTATTATCACTGTGCCGGGTCCTATGAGCCTCGTATTACTTTAGGATTTGTTGTTCCTCATTTAGAAATTTGGCGTAGTATGATTGAGGACATCTCTGAAGAAGACGCTACTTCTTTCCAATAGCCATAAACCTGTCAAAGAAAACTTTACCTTCCCAGTTATAATAAAACTGTTCTATTTGTCCTGTATAGAGTGGTTTTGTTATGCCTGTGTTTTCTAAATGACCTTCAATACTATCAACACAATTAATACCGTACATCTCTTGTATTACGTTACTTGTTTGTAAGGCAAACGTACAATCTGGATTTGCAGTACGTAAATCTCGTAATGGATACATCTGTTCACATCCTAGTGAAATAACAATGTCAGTATCTAGAGCATTAATATCATGGAAGGCAAAAGGTATATCTAACTGAAGATGATTTATGTCAATACCGTTGTCAGTATAATACTTATTAAAAACTTTGGATAGCTCTAATGCTTCATTATCAATATCAATAAGGTCCATATGTTTTACTTTTATGTTTTCACATATAAGAGGTACAAGAGGAAAGCCCAACCAAGAATTTAACACGATAATATTGTATTCTTTGTCTGGGTCTAACTGTTTTACAAGTTCTTCCATCATCCAAACAGCGGCATCCATAGTGTTTGGGTTCATAGACTTTCTAAAGTCATCATGTTTGTGGGGCATTTCATGTGCAATTTTTTCTAATGCTAATCCCCAGTATCTAAAACTAGTTAGAAAATTCAATTTTAACATCTTCAGGTCTCTCCATTGAATCATATAAACAAATATACGGTGTGTCCCGATACTTATATTTTTCTACATCAACAGGATAATAATATCCATAGTTATAACTATAAACCCATCCAGGAGGAAAGTAATCAATACATTCTTTAGGAAATCTATTATAGAATAGATTGTCTAGTCCCCTAAAATAAAAAAATATTTGACTAGGATAGTCTTTTATCATAGTCCAAAAATTGTCCATGATTTCAGTATCAATTATAGAGTCATTCCATCTTAATACACTAGAATTTAAATCAGTATATTTTGTGGGTACGTGTTCAGTTTCTTTTTTCATTTTTTCTAAATCGTGCCAATATGTTTTTATAAAAAATATTCTGTTGTCACAATTATAATTTATAAAAGAATCTAGCTCTCTTTGAATTTCTATATCTAAATCCAAAAACATTTTTTCTCCTCGCTGAGTTACGATGTTTTTATCAAAAAGATATAATTTATTCCACCATTTTTCATAGTAGTTGTCTTTAGGTAGAGGTATTACAGTTACGTTTTTTAAAAGTCCTTCAGGGTTTTCTGTCAGACAATAAAATTTAAACTCACTGTAGATGTTCTCAAAGCAATCTTTGTAAATTTTATTTACGTGTTCGCTAGAGTATTTTTCACCCCATTTAACGGTGTATATATGTATCATTGCCAATGTGCCAATAAGTCAGGATCTGCTAAGTCATCTTGTTTTGTGCTGCCTCTGGACTTATCTTCAAAAGGCAACAAGTCAATATTAAACACACAGAGTATAGCGCCTTTACGATAGGTGTCCACTCTAAGGTCATCAGCATCCCAGTCTCTACCTCTGTTGTAAGAGTATGCCATCCAACTTGGAAAGTGTCCCCACAGTTTTTTATAATTACTAAACTCACCCCAGCGCCAACTGTGATAATTATCAGTACCGTCAGTAAATGTGAACCATATCTGTTCTTGATGTTTTAATACATCTTCCCATATACATTCACATTGGTCATCCGACCACACTTGACAAGATCCATTTGTGTATGCACCGTGAGCAAGTTTAAAGTTTCTACTTTTCATTGGACGAGGATCTTGCCACCAACTTCTGAGTTTTGTTGGCCTATCTAAGTCGTGTGTAATGATAGGGCCCATATCATTTTGTATTATAACATCTAAGTCTAAGAAAACGAAACGCCCCGTAGGCTTATCGTCAGCGAAGTTATGAGTATTAAAAACAAAAGTTTTAGGACGATCCCAGCAGCGAGCCATTCCATACTTGAAACTATCAGAACCAAACCAATACTTAGGATGAATATTAGGAATGTCAGGGAAGTCAATAACTTTAATCCCAGGATCAAGGCCTTCAGGAAGATCCGTGTAACAGTAAAAATGAAAGTCAAATATGCTATCATCAGTGTTACGTTTAGCCATTGAATATAATTTATTGACATAATGTGGTCCATACTTTGTTCCCCATTTACAACATATATAATTTACTCGCATTTCCATAACCTCAATAATTCTTTATCCTTCAATTCCTCAAACTTTATTTGTTTCTTTGCCTTTGGGTCTGGTGTAAGGTCAGTATTGAATATACAAATCTTAGCATCAG